GACTGCCGGTGTTGCGAGCGCGGTTGCGGTTGGCGGTATTACGGGGCTCGGAACCGGGGTAGGGACGGCCCTTGCCGCCAATGTGGGAAGCGCGGGGGCCCCGGTAGTAAATGGCGGCGCTTTGGGTACTCCATCCGCGGGCGTGGCGACGAACCTGACCGGCACCGCGTCTGGATTAACCGCAGGCACGGTGACGACGAACGCGAACCTGACCGGAGTTGTTACTTCCGTCGGAAATGCTACTGCTATCGCAGACGCGGCCCTGTCCATTGCAAAAACCTCCGGGCTACAGGCCGCGTTAGATGCCAAGCAGCCTCTAGATGCGGCGCTCACGGCTCTTGCAGCAGGAAGTGATTTCGTCCAATTCACCGGCCCAACGACCGCGACAAAGGTATTCACGCTTCCCGATGCGAGCAGCACGATTCTTTACTCTGGTGGTGCGCTCGGAACCCCATCCTCGGGGACGCTGACGAACGCGACGGGGCTTCCTGCTGGCACCGGATTGACGGGACAGGTTCCCCTTGCCAATGGTGGAACTGGCGCGAACCTGAGCGATCCCGGAGCCGACCGGATCATGTTCTGGGATGAGTCTGACAACGCGGTGAAGTTCCTGACCGTGGGGACTGGATTATCGATCACCGGAACGACGATTGAGAACACGGTAACGCCGACAGGCGGGACGGTTGACGTAGAGGACGACGGAACGCCGGAGGGCGCAGCGGACACGATTGACTTCACCGGGGCGGGAGTGTCGGTGACGTTCGCTGCGGGGAAGGCGAGTGTGGCGATTCCGGGGGGTGGAGGGCTTCTCGACATCCAGTGGTTCGGTGATGGGTCTGACGGTGACGTAACAATATCCAGCGGCACGACGACGCTGACGCGAGATATGTATTACAACGACCTGACGATTGATGGTACGGGGAATCTTGATTCCTCTGGATTCCGCGTTTTTGTCGCGGGTACGCTTGACCTAACCGCAGCGCCTGCGAACGCAATCAGTGCAAACGGGAGTGCGGGAGGGAATGCCTCCGGGACAACTGGCGGTGCTGCTGGGACGACGGCTACTGCCGGAACTGTTGGGGTTGGCGGTTCTGGAGCCGCAGGAGCCAATGGCGGCGCGACTACAGGAACCAATGGTGGAGGCGGGGTAACAAACGCGGCCTACCTTGGGGGCAAGGGGGCTGCTGGAGCGGTTGGTGGAGCTGGTTCCTCTGGAGCGGGCGGGAATGCAGGAGCCTACACAGACTTGAGAACTGGATTCATCTTCCGCAGAGCGGAAATGAACCTTCTTCGTGGCAATTCCGTGATGAGTGGTGGAGGCCCAAACTCAGGCTCAGGATCAGGCGGGGGAGATGGCACCGCAGGCGGGGGTGCTGGAGGCAGACCCTCAGGTGGCGGCATCTTGTTTCTGTCCGCGAAAACAATCTCAAGGGGCGGCTCAACGGCTGCCGGGGCGCTTTCCGCAATGGGCGCAGATGGTGGGGATGGTGGCACCCCGGCTGGTGGAGACAGGGGCGGCGGTGGTGGAGCTAGTGGGTCGGGTGGGGGATTTGTTTTCGTCCTGTATGAAACCCTTTCGGGTTCCTCTGCCACGAATGCCGTTCGCGCAAGCGCCTGGGCCGGTGGTGATGGCGGTGACGGAACAGGGACAGGTGTTGGAGGGGCTGGCGGCCATGGCGGAAATGGTGGCGTCATCGTGTTGATCGATCTGACCAACAGTACCGCAGCCGTAACCGATCAATCTGGATCGGCCGGAACTGCTGGTGGCGCTGCCTCTGGAACCACGGGCGGTACTGGAGGCGCAGGCGCAACCTGCCAAGCGAGCCTATGAGGGACGAACACGGACGCCTTTGGAGGCAGAAGGAAGGCTGGTGGAAGTCCAATGGTCTTAAGTTCCGCAACGCCAAAGATTCATTGAGGACTGCGAACGCGATGGCCCCTGCGGATTACAAAGCGCCAGAGCCTGAATCCCTTGCCGAACAAATCCTGCGCGACCCCATCCAACTCGCCAAGCTGAGAGAGGCGCTGAAGTGAGAGTCGTGAGCCAATAAGGAACCGAACATGATGCAGCCCATCCCGGACCAGCCTGAGCCGTCCGGGGTGGAAGATGCGCCCGCCGAGGAGCGCATGAGCGAGGAGGAACAGGCGGCGCGGCTCGACGCGCTCGGGCAGTCCCTCTCAGCCTCAAGGGCCGAGGCCATAGCCGCGCGGCAGGCATCCGGCATCGAGCAGAACTGGCTTGAGGACGAGGAATTCTACGAGGGCATAGACGACGCCAACCGTGGCGAGATGCGCTCGAACCTCGCCTGGCGCGGAAAGCCGATGGGGCAGGCGGTTGTTGCTCCCCCGGCCTCCGGGTCCACGGTGTTCCCGAACATCACCCGGCCATACTGCGATGCTGCGGCGGCGCGCATTGCCGACATGCTGCTGCCGACCGACGACCGGAACTGGGAGATCCAGACAACCCCGATTCCCGAACTGGTCGAGTTGAGCAAGGGCAAGTACCCGCAGGGGATGGTCAAGCAGGCGGCGGCCGGCAATCCTGGGCATCCCGAACTGGCCCGCCAGCAGCTCGCGCAAGCGACCGAGGAGTCCCTACAGGTCATCGAGCAGGCCAAAGCCAAGGCCAAGAAGGCGCAGGAGCGCATCGAGGACTGGCAGGACGAGTCCGGCTACCAAGGGCAGTTGAGGCTGGTCATCGAGGACGCGGCGCGCATTGGAACTGGCGTGCTCAAGGGTCCGATCCCGACCAAGAAACGTTGCACCGCCTACATCAACGGCCAGATCGTCATCAAGGAGGAGATCAAGCCGGTCTCCAAGCGCGTCGATCCGTGGAACTTCTTCCCGGCCAAAGGGTGTGGAGAGAACATCCACAACGGGGTGGGGACGTGGGAGCGGGATTACCTGTCCCACAAGGGCCTCCGGGCACTGAAGGGCACCCCAGGCTACATCGACGCGCAGATTGATCGGTGCCTTGAAGAAGGCCCCATGCAGGCGGTGGCGGCGACTGAGAAGGACGCCGACAAGACGCTGGTGGCGAACCAGAGCGGCGAGTTTGAAATCTGGTACTACCACGGCGACCTGGACCGGGACGACCTTGAGGCCGCGGGCTGCGAGTGCGAGGACGAGAAAACGCAGGTTCCGGCCTTGGTCACAATGGTCAATGGCAGGGTCATCCGGGCCTCGCTGAATCCGCTGGACTCCGGTGAGTTCCCCTACGACGTGATGGTGTGGCAGAGACGTTCGGGGATGGTGTGGGGAACCGGGGTTGCAAGGCAGATTCGGACCCCGCAGCGCATTGTCGTGGCGGCGACCAGGGCGATGATGGAGAACGCAGGTCTCGCATCAGGTCCGCAAATCGTGATGAAGCAGGGCATCGTCACCCCGGAGAACGGGAAGTGGACCATCGGCCGCCTGAAGGTCTGGTTGGTGGGCGAGGACGGGGACATCGACGACGTTCGCAAGGCCATGAACGTGGTGCAGATTCCCATGATGCAGGCCGAGCTGGAGCGCATTGTGGTGATGGGCCTGAAACTCGCGGAGGACGTGACCGGCCTCCCGATGCTCTTGCAGGGGCAGATGGGGCCGGATACCCCGGACACCCTTGGGGGTCAACAAATCGTCAACAACAACGCTTCGAGCGTGCTGCGCAGGCTTGCCAAACTGTTCGATGACCTGATTACCGAGCCGCACATCAAGCGGTACTACACCTGGCTGCTCCAGTACGGCGAGGACGAGGAAAAGGGCGAGTACATCATCAATGCCCGCGGATCGTCGGCGTTGGTCGAACGAGACCTCCAGAACCAGCAGCTTGTGCAGTTGATCCCGGCGTCCCTGAACCCGACCTACGGGCTGGACCCGAAGAAAACGATGATCGAGTACCTGAAGTCGCTGAAGTTCGACCCGAAGAACTTCCAGTTCGACGACGAGAACTGGCAGAAGATCGTGGAGAACATGGCGAACGGCCCGAGCGACCCGAGGCTGGCTGTTGCGCAACTGCGCGCCCAGCACGAGGAGAAGATGGCCGAGGCCGAGAGACAATTCAACGCCCAACTGAAGCAGATCGAGAACAGGTTCGAGGAGCAGGAGAACACCAAGGACCGGGCGGCGCAGATTCTGGTGAAGGAAATGGAGCGCACCGGGCAGAAATCGATCTCGCTGGACGACATCAAGGCGAGACTGGCTGAGACGACCATCAAGATCACGGCGCAGGAGCGCATGTCCGCGCGCAGCGAGCGCACCAAGCAGATCCTCAAGCCGCCCGTTGAGCCCGCCGGCCGCGCGGCGCCGGGCAAGGCGTTCCAGCATTGACCGAGAGCACGAACCCGGTCCTGCCTTCGGACAGGCAGAGCGCGCTATGGCAACGGCTGAAGGCGCATCTTGAGGCCCGCCTTGCCTACCTGCGGGCAAAGAACGACAGCGCGAAGTTGAGCGGCGACGACACCGCGAAGCTGAGGGGGCAGATTGCCGAAGTGAAGGCGCTGCTGACCCTGGGGACAGACGCGCCGAAGATCGAGGACATCGAATACAAGGATTGACCCGGTAGCAATACCCGGTCTGGTGGTGACGGAGAAGGGCTGACTCGAAAGGGTCGGCCTTTTTTTATTCCCTCACCGAACGGCCCGAGAGGGCTTTTTTGTCTGCGAGGTAACGAGTGACCGAACAAGTCGAAGCGGAACAGCAGGCGTTGGAGAAGCAGGAATCGGAAGCGGGATTTGGCGCCGGATTCGCCAAGGTGCGCGGTTATGAGCCGCCCGCCGAAGTGAAAGCGGAAGTCAAGGCCGAGACGAAGCCTGAAGAAAAAGCCGAGGCAGATGGTGCCGAAAAAGCGGCAACCGATGCCGAAAAGGCAGCGGAGGCGAAAGACCCGGTGCAACAGGCGCTTTCGGAGATCAACGCAAAGCTGGGCGCGCTGGACAAGATCGAACACCGCCTCAAGAGCGCAGAAGGTCGGATCGGAGCGATGCAGGAGGGCGCCAAGGCCGCGAAAGCCGCCGTGAACGCCGGCCACGAAGCACCGAGCCAAGCGCAAATTGAGACCGCAGCCAAGAGCGGTGAGAAGTGGGAGGCCATCAAGAAAGATTTCCCCGAGTGGGCCGCAGCGATGGACGAGAGGCTGGCCGCGATAGCCGCCAAGCCGCAGCAATCCTCCATTGACGTTGAGGCGATGCGACGGGATCTGGTCGATGAGACCGAGAAGCGGATGGTGCTGACGGTCAAGCACCCGGACTGGAGGACGGCCATCAAGGCACCGGAGTTCAAGTCCTGGTTGATCGAAGGCGGACCGACCGCAGAGGAGTTCGACCAGCAGAAGCAACTGGAAAGAACGGAGCCGCAGAAGGCCGAACAGATGGTGCAGTCCTTCGCCCGACAGTACCCGGAGTGGTGGGTCGCGCGGGGCGCCAAGCTGTTCTCCGACTCCATCGAGAACGACATCCAACTGCTCGATGCGTTCAAGGCCCGCGCAAGCGCGCCCGAGACCAAGGGCAAGCAGGAAAAAACCAGACGGCTTGAACGGGCCACGACGCCAAATGGCGTTCCGGCAACCGGGCCTGCCGTACTACCCGATGACGCCGGTTTCTCGCGCGGATTTGCCAAGGCGCGCGGAAGCTGAACAAGGAGTAAGAAATGACGATTCAAACCTACTCGACCCATGCGGGTCGAATCAATGAGATCAAGGGCGAGACCCTTGCTCATGCGGTGCCCTGGGAGGTCCTGGCGCTGGGCTGCACGATGAAGCCCATGCCCAAGAACAAGGGCGACAACATCACCTATCGGCGCTGGATTCCCTACGGTACCACGACCACGGCCCCGAGCTTCAACCGGCCGAGCGTGACTGCCGCGGCGCACATCCTGACCGAGGGCGTGACCCCGAACGCGGACAGCATCACCCCGATGGATGTCAACGTGCAGCTCCAGCAGTACGGTTGCGTGTACTCGTACACCGACAAGGCTGCGGACCTGTACGAGGACGACATCCCGCAGGAGATGAAGATCCAGGTTGGCGAGCGCATGGGCCTGGTGCGGGAGATGATCCGCTACGGAGCCCTGAAGGCTTGCACCAATTCCTTCTATGCCGGCGGTTCATCGCGCGGCACGGTGGACGCGGCGATCAGCCTGAATCTGCTGCGCCGGATCGCGGCGAACCTCATGGCGAACCACGCCAAGATGAAAACCCGCGTGCTGAAGGCGAGCCCGGACTACGACACCTCGGCGGTTTCCGCCGGGTTCATGGTGTTCGTGCATACGAACATGGAGCCCGACATCCGCGACCTGGAAGGGTTCGTGCCGGTGGAGAAGTACGGCCAGAAGCAGCAGATCAGCGAGCACGAGATCGGGGCGGTTGAGCGGTTCCGCTTCATCGGCTCGCCCGAACTGGCGGCCTACGCCGATGCCGGCGCGTCGGTCGGATCGACCGGGCTGGCCGCGACCTCAACCAACGTGGACGTGTACCCGGCCATCGTGATGGGCGAGGACGCGGCCTTCGATGTGGCGCTGCGCGGTGCCAGTTCCTTCGACGTGGTTCACCACCCGGCGAACAAGAAGGAGAAGGCCGACATCCTGGGGCAGCGCGGCTACGTCGGCGCGAGCTTCTGGAGCGCGGTGCTGGTTCCCAACAACGGCTGGATGGCGGTGGCCGAGTGCGGGATCACGGATCTGAGCGCATAAGGGAGGACTGAAAATGGCCTCCATCAAGAAGCGGATGGGCGCGACAGCCGGCCGGTTGAATGACCGGGAGCTGCGCGCCCTTTTCCTCGCGGTACAGGCTGACCTTGCCGCGATGAAAACCACGCTGACGAGCGTTCGCACCGATGTCGTGAATATCCAGACCACGGCCAATGCCCTGGTCTCGGATGTTGCGAACCTTCGGGCGAACACCGGCGGCGCGAACAACTCGACCACGGTTGGGGCGGCGGCAGCGACGGTTGGTTCGTCCGCGCCTTCGGCCCTCACTCTCACCGATTAAGGAGAAGCAAGATGAACCAGAACCAAGTCGGCGCAAGCGGCGGGAACGTCACGTTCTCGCGCGCTGTGCTGGGCATCGGCGCGAACACCGCCCGCATCAACGTGGCGGCGAACGTCGTCTTTTCCATCGACGGCAAGCTGTATTCCCTGACGGCGGTGGACAACCAAGCCTTCAGCTCGGGGCATACGGCGCTGGGCGCCAAAGAGACGTGCGTGTTCGGGGTGTGGGTGGACTCGGCCAACGTCGTCACGACCAACCAGGGGAAGATCGTTTCCACTGACGACGTGACCAACGGCAAGGTGGCGGTCCCGATGCCCGACAAGCTGGCGGACAAGGCCCTGCTGGGTCTTGTGCAGGTCGCCTCGCTGGTCGGTGCGTCCTTCACGCCTGGCACCACGGCCCTGTCCGCGTCGAACGTGTACGACAGCTACATCAACTGCACGGTGATGCCGTCCAAGCCGTTGACCACGTTCCCGAGTTCGTAAGCCGTTTTTCTTCGCTGTGACCAGACTGCGGCCCTTCGGGGCCGCAGTCATTTTCAGGAGACGACATGCCAAGAGCAAAGAAAGAGATCGACATCCGCGAAGTGGAGATGCCGCCCGAGCAGCCGCGCGTGCTCAGAAGCACCGGGGGCGCGAAGGACGCGCTGGACCCTCCGGTGGTCGAGCCCGTGAAAGCGTTCAACAAGGACAAGGCCGACATGCTCCAGTTCCTGGAGGAGCCGGTCGAGATCATCGTCAACGAATCCACGAACCCCGTTGACGAGCAGATCATCGAAGTGGGCGTGAACGGCGTGCCGCAGCGATTCCAGCGCGGCGTCAAGCAGACTGTGAAGCGCAAGTTCATCCAGCAACTCGCCCGCAAGCTGACCCGCTTCAGCCAAACCAAGGGCAAGGATCCGCAGGGGATCGAAACCTACGTCAACCAGCCGCATTCGGCGGCGCGCTACCCGTTCACCATTCTCAGCGACCCCAATCCGAAGGGAAGGGCCTGGCTGGACAACCTCATGCAGCAGGCGTGATGGACGTAGGCGGGCACCCGGTACAGGAGGTCAAGCTGCCGAAGCTGGAGGGCTTCGAGCGGCTTGTCTACGGGCGTCAATACGAGCAGGCGACCGACGAGCTGCTGCAATCGCTGATCGCGTTGCGGCATGGGGTGCCGTTTTCGGGGCGGCAGAAGAACGACACCGCCCTGTACACCCGCTTTGCATCCGCGGTGACGGCGCTGTTCTGCGATCCCAACTTCAAACTCTCCATGCAGGGCTTCAACCGCCTGTCGGCGGAACAGGAGACCCTGAATGCGGTGTTCGAGTGCTCGCACTACGGCAGTGCAGACCACGTTTGGCAGATGCTCGACCCCGATCAAGGAGGGTTGGGCAAGTACCTGCTGCTGTGGTCGATGAATTCGAGGCTCGCCTTCGACTACGAGGCGGCCTTGAGAAGCGACCCGGAGAACATGCTGGGCTTCTACCTGGCGATGCTGGGGCGGGCCCAGGTTCTATCCGAGCATGAGGACCGCATCCGCCAGCGGATGATCGAACTGGCGCCGATGTTCGATGGCGTGAAGATGCACGAAGGGCTGTTCCACGGCTTTTTGACGGCGTACATGCACGTTTCCTACGCGCACGGCCCGGACAAGCACGCGCCCAAGAAGATGCTGCACCGGATGCTGGCCGACATGATCGGGCCGGTGCCGATTGTCGCGCCGCCGACCCGCAGGCGGCCGGTGATCCTCATCCCCCTGGAATGGTGGTGGGAGAAGCACGCGATGTACCGCTGCTACTCGCAGGTGGTGATGCAGTTGAAGGAGGACTTCCATCTGGTGGGGATGGGCCGGGACGCCAACACCAGCGCGACTGCGCGTGCGGCGTTCGATGAGTGGGTTTCGGTGCCAGAGAACGTCGTGTTCCGTGACGTGATCGCGGACGTGCGCAAGGTTGCCCCGGACATCATCTACTACCCCTCGGTCGGGATGTCGATCTGGACGGTGGTGATGGCCTCCCTGCGGCTCGCCCCAATCCAGGTGATGAGCTACGGGCACCCGGCGACGACGCATTCCCCGGCGATGGACTACGGGATTCTGGAGGCAGACGGGGTGGACCAGGAGTGCTACTCCGAGAAGATCATCACGCTGCCCAACAACTCGATCCGGTTCTCCCCGAATTCCAAGACAGAGGTTCGGCACCAGCCGAAGAAGCCCGAGACCCTGAAGATCGTCATCCCGGCGATGCACTGCAAGACCGGCTGGCCGTTCATCAGGGCGCTGCAGGAGATCGAGCGGCGGGCGGGGAGGCCGGTTGAGTTTCACTTCATTCCCTATCTGAACGGCTTGATGCTGGAGCGGTTCGCCAAGCAGGTGGCGGGCTTGCTCAAGTCCACGATGGTCTACGAGCGGGCGCCCTATGAGGAATACATGGGCTGGATCGCGGACTGCGACATCGCCCTGTTCTCCTTCCCCTTCGGCGGGACCAATTCGGTGATTGACGCCGCCCTGGTCGGGATGCCGATGGTGGTCATGGAGGGCCGGGAGGCGCATGAGAAGTCGGACGCCGCGCTGATCCGCAGGCTTGGGTTGCCGGAATCCATGATCGTGCGCGACGAGGCCGCCTACGTCGATGCCGTCCTGAAGCTGATGGACGACGACGACCGGGCGGAAGTGGCCGGCAAGGTCGCTCAGGTCTCGGTCGAGGAGACCTTCTTCGAGCCCGACGACGGGAAGGCGTTCCTTGGCGCCTTCAGGAACCTTTGGGCCGATCGGCTGAAGGCGGCGGCATGAGAGACGAGACCAAGACCATTGCCGAACTGGAGGCTGAGTTCGCCAGCCTGGCGGTGCAGTGGGCTCAGGTTCACGACCGGCGCGTGTTCCTGCAGAAACTGATCGCCAAGCGAAAGGCCGACGCCGCGGCGCAGGCGAAGGTATCCAGGCTGTCCGACCTGCAGCGCGAGGCCCTGAAGCGCGCCCTTGACACGGAGAAGCGATGAACTTCCTGCAACTGTGCCAGCGGTTGAATCAGGAGGTCGGGGAGTTGGGGAACGCGGGATCGGTTCCGGCCGCGACCACCAACCAGACCGGGCGCAACAGAAGGCTGGTCAACTGGATCGCGCAAGCCTACGCCGAGATCCAGGACCGCTACACGAACTGGCGGTGGCTGCGCTCGACCTTCACGGTGAACGCGACTTCCGGCGATGACACCTATGCGGGAACGGACTGCACCGATTCCAGGCTGTCCGCGGCGGTCTCGAGGTTCGCGCGCTGGTGGCTGGAGGACGACGACGAGAATCCGAACATCCGCATCTACCTGAGTTCGAGCGGGGTATCCGGTGAGCGATACCTGATCCCGATCCCGTGGAACTACTTCAGGGACTTGTACAAGAAGGGCACGCAGACCAACGGCCCGCCGGTCCACGTCACCATCGACCCGCAGAACAACATCGTGCTGGGCCCGAAGCCCGATGACACCTACGTTGTGACCGGCGAGTACCAGATGGCGGGGCAGGCCCTTGCGGCGGATGCCGACACCCCGGAGATGCCATCGCGGTTCCACATGCTGATCGTCTACGAGGCGATGAAGAAGTACGCCGGGCACCAGTCGGCGCCGGAGGTCATGTCCAGGGCGGTGCTTGAAGGGAACAAGGTCATGCGCCAGCTCGAAGCCGACCAGCTCCCCCGCATCCGCTTCGCGGGGCCGCTTGCATGAAGGTGTTGGTCACAGGCGGGGCGGGGTTCATCGGTTCCCATCTTGTGGACCGGCTGGTGGACGCGGGGCATCAGGTCTCGGTGCTGGACAAACTGACCTACGCCGCCAAGCGCGAGTATGTGCATCCCGAGGCGAGGCTGTACGTCGGGGATATTTCTGACCGGGGGACGGTGGGGAACGTGGTGGCGAAGTCCCAGCCTGACGCGATCTACCACCTTGCGGCCGAGACGCATGTGCAGCGGTCGATCTTCACCGCCGAGGAGTTTCTGCGGGCGAATGTGTTCGGGACGTTCGTGCTGCTGGATGAAGCCCTGGCGCACTGGACGAAGAAGGGAAAGCCGGACGCCTTCCGGTTCGTGAACATCTCGACCGATGAGGTTTTCGGGTCGCTTGGGGCCGATGCGGCGCCCTGGACCGAGGCTTCGCAGTTCGAGCCGAACAATCCGTACTCCGCGAGCAAGGCGGCGGGGGAGCATCTGGTGCGGGCGTGGAACCACACCTACGGGCTGCCCACGGTTGTCACCCGTTCGGCCAACAACTTCGGGCCGCGCCAGCATGAGGAAAAGCTGGTCGCCACCACGATCCTGCGGACCATCCGAGGAGAGACGGTGTACCTGCATGGAAACGGCCTGCAGAAGCGCGACTGGCTGGACGTGCGGGACCACGCCGAAGCCCTGGAAAGAGCCTGCCGCCTCGCCCCTGGGACCACAGTGAACCTTCCGGGGGCCGGGGAGCACACGAATCTGGAAGTGGTCTGCGCGATCCAGGGACGACTTCGGGAGATGGGCTACGAGCCCAAGATGGCCTACGGGGCGGATCGGCCAGGGAACGACCTTCGCTACGCCATGAGCGGCGAGCGCGCCCAAGCCCTGCTGGGCTGGAAGCCTAAGCGCAGGCTGCTGGAGGAACTGAGGGGCGTCATCGAGTGGTATGTGCAGGCCGAGGAGTTCGCATGAAATCCTCCCTGCAACTGGCGCGGTTCAAGCCGGCGAAGATCATCCCGAAGTTCATCCCGTTTGCCGGTGGCTTGGATCTGGAGACCCCGCCCCTGTTCATGCAGCCGGGCTTGTGCCGGGAGGCACAGAACTACGAGCACGCGATCAACGGGGGCTATGCCCGCATCCAGGGCTACGAGCGGTTCGACGGCAGGCCCGCGCCTTCGGATGCCAACTACGCGGTGCTGGAGGTCACGATCTCCGGGGAGTTCGAGGTCGGGGACGCGATCACCGGGGTTGATTCCTCCGCCACGGCTGTTGTCGTCGCGGTGGTCACGGACGTAACCCCGAACTACCTGGTCATCACAAAGATTGTCGGTGACTTCGACAACGGCGAGGTGCTGAACGTCAGTGCTTCGCCGGAGGGCACGACGAGTTCCCTTGCGACGGTGGATGGTGCATCGAGTCGCCTGCTGCACGCGCAATACAAGAACCTTGCTGCGGATGAGCACCGGGACGACATCACCGCGGTTCCGGGATCAGGGAACCTGCTGGGCGGGTTCCGGTTCGGCGGCGTCACTTACGCCCTGCGGAACAACGCGGGCGGTACGGCGGCGGTGTTGCACAAGTCCACGTCGAGCGGATGGGCGACGGTCGCCCTTGGCCGGGAACTGGCCTTCACGTCGGGCTCGACGGAGATCGTTGAGGGAAACACGATCACCGGGGCGACTTCGATGGCGACCGCGGTTGTCACGCGGGTCATGCTGGAGTCCGGGTCCTGGGGGGCCGGTACGGCAGCGGGAAGGCTGATCTTCGCCTCGCAAACCGGGACGTTCCAAGCCGAGGACCTGGACGTGGGCGCGAGCCTGAACGTCGCCACGATTGCCGCAGACAGTTCGGCCATCACGCTTCAGCCTGGGGGCAGGCTGGAGGCGGTGAAGGCGAACTTCGGTGGTTCGGTGAACACGGTCAGGATCTACGGCGTTGACGGCGTGAACCGGGGCTTTGAGTTCGACGGCACGGTGTACTGCCCGATTGACACCGGCATGACGACCGATGCCCCAACCCACGTTGCCGCGCACCGCAATCACCTGTTCTTCAGCTTCGGTGGTTCGGTGCAGCACTCCGCGCCCGGCACCCCCTACATCTGGTCGGTGGTGCTTGGCGCGGCCGAGATTGCGATGGGCGATACCGTGACCGGGTTCAAGTCGCAACCGGGGAGCGAGACTTCCGGGGCGATGGCGATCTTCACGCGCAACCGCACGAGCATTCTGTACGGGACCGGCGTTTCGGATTGGGTTCTGGCCTCCTACCGGGACGACATGGGGGCCTACGAGCACACGATTCAGGACGTGGCGCACACGATCTTCCTGGATGACCTTGGCATCACCAATTTCCAGACGGCGCAGGAGTACGGGAACTTCTCGCATTCGGCGTTGAGTGCGCGGATCAAGACGTGGCTGAACCTGCAACGCACGAAGGCCACGGCCTCCTGCGTGGTGCGGGACAAGAACCAGTACCGGCTGTTCTTCTCCGACCAATACGGCGTGTTCGTGACCATGAGCGGCCACAAGGTCGTGGGGATGATGCCGGTGTTCTTCGCCCATCCGGTTCGTTGTGCGTGGTCTGAGGAGGAATCCGATGGATCGGAAACGGTCTGGTTCGGGTCCACCAACGGCATGGTTTACCAGATGGAGAAGGGGACGAGCTTCGATGGAGATGCCATCGAGCACTACCTGAACCTGGTGTTCAACTTCTTCGACGCACCCGGCGTCCTGAAGGGCTTCAAGGGCTGCGCGCTGGAAGTGACCGGCGAGGGCTACGCGGAGTTCGGTTTCACCTACGAACTGGACTACGCGGATTCGGACTCGGGATCGCCGGGAACGCAAACAAGCACCATCAGCCTTTCCGCCGGAAATTGGGACGACGGCGGTGCTTGGGACGTGCTGTTCTGGGACGGCAGGAGTTTGGCTCCGGCGGTGGTGGACATGGAGGGCAGTGCCGAGAACGTGTCCATCATTCTCGGAGGCAGTTCGGACTACCACAGCGCGATCCGGTTCTCGGGCGCGAGGGTGAACTACATGATTCGCAGACTGACGCATTGAGGGGACCATGAGGAAAATACTGTACGCAATTCTTGCCGCCACGCTGGGGATCAACGTGGTGCTGGCGAACGACTTCTTCACCGCGAGCGGCGTTCCTTCGACCGGCGCGGCCCTGAATTCCGCGACGATCCGTGGCGAATTCAATTCGATCGAGGCGGGCTTCGACAAACTGCCGACCCTGACGGGGAACGGCAACAAGGTTGTCACCGTCAATGCGGGCGGCACGGCGCTAACGGCCACGACGGCGACGGCACTTCCAGGCATGGCGATTGGAACCAACGTCCAGGCGTGGGATGCCGACCTTGACGCGATTGCCGCGCTCGCCAAGACGGACGGCAACATCATCGTCGGGAACGGTACGACGTGGGTTGCGGAGTCCGGGGCGACGGCGAGGACTTCTCTCGGGCTGGCGATCGGGACGGACGTGCAGGCGTATGACGCCGAACTTGCGGCGATTGCGGGACTGACCAGCGCGGCAAACAAACTGCCGTACTTCACCGGCTCTGGCACGGCAGCGGTTACGGATATAAGTGCTTCTGGACGCAGCATCGCCAACGTGGCGATTGCGGCGAAGGGAGACCTGCTTGCGGGGTCGGCGGCGAACACGGCGGCGGTAGTCACGGTCGGCACGAACGGCCAGTTCTTGACGGCGGATTCTGCACAAACAGGCGGGGTTGCATGGAAAAGCACCACGCCTACAAGACAGGTATTCACATCCGGCTCTGGAACCTACACCACACCCGCTGGAGTAACACGCATCAATATCCGCATGGTTGGCGGCGGCGGCGGTGGTGGTGGTGCGGCAAACGCGGGTGGTGGTACTGGTGGAACAGGCGGCAATACCACCTTTAGCACATTCACTGCTGGAGGGGCTGGTGGTGGAAGCGGTGGAGCTGCGGGTTCTGTTGGCGGCGGGGCCACAGGAGGTACATCAGCAGGCAGTCCGCAAATTGGGATCACGGGGGGCGCTGGCGGCGCACCGTATGGAACAGGTTCGCCGGTCGATGGCCCCGGAGGGGAAGGCGGTAATTCAGCGTTTGGTGGAGCGGGAAGAATTGTCTACGGCGGAACTGGTGGAAGTGCCGCAACAAACAGCGGTGCTGGTGGTGCTGGTGGAGGGTCAAGTTCAGGGAGCGCGTTCTTCGCTGGTGGCGGCGGCGGGGCCGGTGCTTATGTTGAAACTGCCATCAGTTCTCCGTCAGCCAGTTACTCATACGCCGTTGGCGCTGGCGGTACTGCCGGTACGGGGTCTTTTACCGGCGGGGCGGGCGGCTCCGGCCTCATCATCGTTGACGAGTATTACAACTAGGAGCCCCAATGGCCCTCATCAACAGTAACCTGAACGCCACGCAGGAAAAGGACCTCCTCGCGCCCAACAAGACCTTGCAGGCGCAGGGCGTCGGCTACGATCCTGAGAAGCGCGGCGTCACGACGCCCGAGACCGTACAGGGTCAACTGGACTCGATCCTGGCGAAGGACTCCCCGTTGATGCAGCGTGCGGCGGCAGGTGGGGTGGCCTACGCCAACAAGCGAGGCTTGGTCAACAGCACGATGGGCGCGCAGGCCGCGCAGTCGGCCATGATCGACGCCGCCGCCCCGATTGCCAATGCCGATGCGCAGACGTACAACATGGCCGCGCGGGAGAACATGGCGGCAGGGAACACCGCCCTTCAGTTCGGCGCGGACTCAGCCGGGAAAGCCGCGTTGCTCAACACGCAGAATGCCTCCGACATGGCGAAACTGCGCGAGCAGGGGAGCATCGAGCGAGGACTTCAACAACTGAAAGGCGAGCAGGCGACGCAACTTGCTGACATCGAGGCGAGCTACAAGACGCTGATCCAGGCGTCGGACTCGGCGGGAAAGATTTACCAGCAGACGATGGACGCCATCAACAAGACGCTGCAAAGCGACCTTGACCCGGCAGCGAAGAATGCGGCCGTCACGCGACAGACCGAACTGCTGCGCAGCGGACTGGCGGTGGTTGAGAAGATCAACGCCATTCCGGGCCTGACGAGCATCCTCAACTTCTCGGCAGTCAATGCGTGAGAGTCCGCTTCGCCCAGCGTTCCGATTGGGACGACCCGCGCATCCGCGGGCTTCTGGAGGCTGGGCTGGCGACGTTCGACGCGGAACCGGACATGGATAAGGTCAGGCAGCTTGCGTTTCGCATGGCCTTCGGGGTGGGCAATCTCGCCCTGATTGCCGAACGGGATGGGGTTCCGGTGGGGTATCTGGGCGCGATGCTGGCCCCGATGCCCTTCCACAAGGGAGACGTGCTGGTGGTGATGGGGCTGTACGGAGAGAAGGGTGCGGGACGGGCCCTGCTTCTCAAGGCAAGGACCGAGGCACGCAGGCAGGGCGCGAGCCTTCAGGTGCTTACGAATCAGGGCAAATTGAGTCAGGGAGAACGGATATGGCAGCAGCCATCCCACTTGCAGTAGCGGTAGTGACCAAGGCCCCGTTGCTGACCTTTGTCGGCGCGGCGTTGAGTGCCGTCGGGGCGATCACGGGCAACAAGGGGCTGGCGAAGATCGGAGGACTGATCGGACTTGCCAGCATGGCCTACGGTGCGTTTGGCGGTGGCGCGGAAGGTCTCGCAGG